AATTCACGAGCAATTTTTTCTGTTCCTGTAACTCTAAAAGCTTTTTGTGTCATAAAGTCATACTAACAAAAAACCCACCTTGATTGGTGGGTTCTCTGAATTTAGTTAGATAATTATTCAAATGTGAGTCTCATTTTTTTAAGCAATGGTTCAATCTGCTTATCGATTGCTCGTATTTCAGCTCTCGCATTAGAAGCAATATCCCAATTTTCAGTTCCCTTTGCATACGCATTAGGAGTAAATCGCTTAGCTATGTTATGTTCATCAATGAGTCTTATGAATGGTCTCTTACTAGCTTCCAATTCCATTATCTCATTATATATAGCTCTTCTCTTTGGCATTTTTGTAACATCTAATATATTTGATGTTTCGTTCATTGTAGGCTTCTTTATTTCCGTCATTTTATTTCCTTTGTTTGTTTTCATTTTATATTCCGTAATCTCTTCTATATCCGTCTTTACAATTTTTAGAACAAAAAACCATTCCTTTAAATTTTCTAGCTTCTTTTAAAGCGAAGATATGGTCTTGTGTATGATTGCAGATTGCAACTTCGTCTAATGTGTATCTTTTTTCGTTCATTTTATTTCCTTTGTTTGTTTCTTTCATACTTAAATAATACATAATCTTTGATTATATACAAGTATTTGTTGTAAAAATCACAATATATAAGTCAATGTTTATAGGCTTTTAGAAATTAATTTAAAAAAATTATATAATTTGACCTGTTAAAGTCGTTTTTTTGTACCCTTTAATCAATTGTAAGGCGTCAGGGTCAACCTTTGAAAATAGTTCTGATACGCCAGTTGAATCGCTTCCATAAGTATTAAATGGAGTATCTTTTCTTTTGAATAGTCTTAAAGCTTGTATCAAGCAAGCTGTTTCGATATCTTTTGGAACTGAAGCGAATCCATATTTAGCTGTTACTTGAATATTATTAACTATTGTTGTATCGAATCTTTCAGAACTTCTTGTATCTAAAATCTTAATGCACTCATAAGGAAGTGATTCATCTTCTGCATTAGCGGGTGTTACATAATAATCTGTGTTTAGTGTTAGTGTTGTATCGTAAGTTCCGTCATCATTTGTATCTAGTTTAACTATTAAACCAGTTAGCGTAGCAATATCAGGCACATCAAGGTAATAAGTTGTTACTGGAGTAAAGGTTCTAACAACAACTGAGCCGTCAATCCAAAATTTTCTTCCAGCTATTTTATCTATTTGTCTTGAAGCTGTTTCAACAGCTCTTTCCAAGTTATCATCTTGAGTCGAGCCTGATATTCCCATATAAGCTTTTATGCCTGACAAAGTAGTATAGCCATTAGTAATAGCCATAATTTGTCCTACTTAGATTTATCTTCAACGGGTGCTTTAGCTTTTGTTGCTTTACCTAATCCCCATTCCTTAGCTTGAGCTTCAGATACTTCGTGGCCTTTAACGCCAATTAGTTTTCCTTTTCTCCAAGCTTTTGGAAGTTGGTTATCAGTTGTTTCAGCAACTTTACCTGCTTCATCTACCCATACATATTTTTTTAAAATCATAATTTTCTCTCCTGACTTTAACTCGCCCGTGCCGTTAAAGCTTGAGCGAGTTATTAAAGTCATATAATTTCTAAGTTATCCTTAGAAGTTTGTAATCTTTGCGAAAGCTGTTGCTCTATAAATAGGCAAGCCCATTCTTACAGTTGCTTTCATAACAACTATATCTTTAACAAAGTTCTCGTCGTGTGAATCAGACATAGCAACTTCCATACCTTGTCTTGCGACTATATGGATAGCTTGTCCACCACCGAAAGTACCAACTATACAATCTCCTGCTGAAGTTTCTGTTGAAACTACAACTGGAACACCCCATATGCTTGGTCTCACAGCGTCATTAAAGTTTCCTGCTCCAACAAATAATGGATTCAAAGCTCCACTTGTTGTTACAGCATTTACTTCAGTAACTACTTGATACCAGTCAGACGGGTGCATAATGATAGCGTCAGGATTCATAAATGCGTCTTTTTGAATTTCTGTAATCGCTTCAAATAATTGTCCAATTCTCTTTAAGCTTCCACTAAAAGATGAATAGTTAAATGCGTTGATTCCTGTTTTATTCAAGATACCTGTTAAGTTCACGCCTGAGCCTGAACCACCGATAATTTGGTCAGATATTGTCTGTCTTATCATAAATCGTAATCTACTGTCAATATATCCCTGTGAAGCGGAAACATCTGAAAGAAGTTCCTCTGTCATTGGAATAAAAGCACCGATTTTTCTTATTTCTTCTGTTCTTTCGGTAAATGCCAAAGCATTTTCTCCGAGAGCAGAACCCTCAGCAGTTGGTGCAGAGTTATTAGTGTATGTTGTTTCCTCAAGATACTTGTACTGATATTGGTCAGTAGTAATTGTATCTATCAAATTAGGAATTACATACGGGTCTAACTGTGCAGATTCTTCAATTCTTGAAGAACGAACAACCGCAGGAGGCCAAGTTGATTCGGTAACAGTAGTTTTTAATTCTACTTGTGGATTCCACTTCAACTCAGAAGTAATGTTTTTTTGTCCATTCTCTTTAAATGCTTTAAAAGAATTTGAATCAAGAAATCGTTGTCCAAGAGTCTTTACTTCTTCCTTAGGTTCAGCGTGTATAGCCATTGGCTCTACATTGTTGCTTTTCTCTAATTCAGCTTCTAGCTCTTTTTTCTCTTTTTCTATTTTCTGAGCTTCTTTTATCTCATTAACAAGTTCTGACATTTTTTCATTACGATTAGCCCACTCTTCTTTTTTATCAGAATCAAAATCAGTTGTATCAACATCTTTAAATTCATTAAGAGTGTTCTCTCTAAGTGAATGGAGTTCCTTTTTTAGCTCTTCTAATTTAGCCAATTTAATCTCCTTAAATAATATCAGGGTCTAAAGTTTCCGATAGAACCCTTGTTGTGTCAGCTATCAAAGTATCTGCTTCTTGAGGTTCTTCTATTTCTGCGTCTAGTTCGTCAATTTCCATTTCAACATTTGATTCATCAGAACCAAATCCGATTATCATATCCAATTCGTTATAAACTTCTTGGATTCTGTCTTGTAAATTAACCAAAGATTCAGTAGCACCCTTTGATAACTTTTTCTTTTTTTCAAGCCGTAAAGAAGTAAGTTCTTTAGCCCTGTCGATAAAACTGTTAATTGTGTTAAGCACATTATCAGCTTCATCAGTAAACCTTAAATTAGATTTAGGCTCACTTTGCACTTCAGCAGAGGAATTATCTTCCTTAACTGCTAAAGTATGCGTTTCTTGATTAGCACCGACTAATACGGGACTAACTTCGAAAACTGTTGCGGACTTGATGTATCTCACTTCTTGTGATTGTCCGTCCTTTTGAAATTCTCCATTTTCTGATTCAGTAACTTGATATCCAAAACTCCATTGTTGTAAATCTCCCATAGCTTTAACTGTATGGAAAGCGTCTCTTCCTCTTTCGGTGTCCATAATGAACTGACCTTTGAATACAGCTTTTTCTTCGTCTTGAACTATTTCTCCTCTACCAATTACATCTTTCCAATCGTGAGACCAAACCATAGGGACGCCTTTGTCTCCCCAAGCTGATTTTATTGAATTAGGAAGAACAACATCTTCATCTGAATCGACGGTATTAAATACAGAGAAAACTGCTTCTACTTTTCCCTCTATGTCGTCTGATACTTGTAAATCTAAAGTCTTAAAAGTCATATTTTCTTTTTTCATTCTTGCTCCTCATAAGCTTCATTCTTTTCTGTTGCTGGGTCGTCGGCAATGAAATGTCCTTTAGCGTTTCTAGCTCTTTTCTTTTGAAGAGCTTCTGCTTCTTCTAATCCTTTTACTTCTTCAATTAGACCTTGTTTTTTTAGCCACTTAACAGACTTCGCAGGAATCTCATCAATGATGTCTCCCTCTTCATACTGCTTGTCGCCAAACATTAATCCAACTTTTAATATATAACTCAAGTTATTACCTCTATCTCAAATTCTACGCCTAAGTATTCAATACTGTTTATAGTATAAACACCATAATTGCTTGCTTCAACAACTCTAGCAGAAGATACTGCACCACCAAGTGTTGTATCGCCCTCAATCGCAAATTTAATTGAGCTTGCACCTGAACCAGCAAGATATCCGTCTAAAGTATCTTGTGAATCTTCAGCGTCCACTCTTGAAACATAAAGTTGAATTGGAATTGTGTAAGTATCTGAACCACGACTAAAAGTATT